CTTCAATAGTTAGCGCCTGAGCCCTATTCGAGCTCAGGCATCAAAAAAATGGAGGAATTACACAGCGATATTGTAACCGTAACTGATCGAGACTTCGGTTGCAGACTGGACGAACATCTGGAAGTCTTTGCGCTGATAAGAGCTGATCAACCAACGATCCTGGTTTGGCAGGTCTTCGCTGATTTTGGTTTGCACGGGTCGGCGCGTACCGATGAAGGCTCTGGTAGCATTGACCAACAGGATTGCGGATCTGTTGACCGTTACGCCGTCATAAACACCAGTAGCATTTAAGTCGCTACGCATAAAGTCAGATACGACAATTGGGATACCCTGGTACTTGGCAAGCTCACCCGTTAGGACTGTGGCAAATTGGCCGTATTTGTCTACCGTAATGACGGATGGTAGCGCCATCATTTGCTGCAGACCAACGGAAGAAACAAAGAAAATCAGTTCGGATGGATTGTTGCCGAACTTGCCCATACGTTGACGCATGACGCGCAAGTTTGCCTCGGTTATGGCCGCATTACTGAAGTCAGTCGTTCCGCCATTGGCAGTATTGGCCAGTGCATTGCGACGTAGACCCTTCCAAAGTTTCACAGCTAGGTCTGCTGCGCCAGCTTGGCTGTCACTGTCAATATGGGTTCCGTCGTTGTCTCCATTGAGCACCGCCGTTTCGCCAGCTCTTGATTGGGCGTTAAGAACTTCCATTCTGCCTATATCGAAAATGGCTACGGCAGAATCTTCAGTAAGCTCTTCTGGCAGCACAAAATGCTCGCCGATTTTAGTGGCCGTGAAGGTGATTTTTCCGGTCGTGAAGTTAGTTGCGCTGATCGCTGTGTTCTCAGCAATCTTCCGAGCGATGGTTGAACCGTCTTGGATTGGGAGAATCCAAGGGCTGGAAGGCATCGGCATATCGCGGAATTTATCTTCGACTACGCGCGGGCTGGCATATTCTTGTATATAATTTGACGCAGTGATTGTCTGAATCCACTCAAGCCCGCCTGTTGCTACGCCAGAACCGAATGCCTTAAGCTGGGGAACCAGCTCGCTCTTGGCGTAGTACGTGTCAAGCATGCACTTGATATTTGCTACCCGGTCTTGCTCGGGAGTTTGGCCGATGTGATCCCGTGGTGCTCCATGGAACATCTGAGCTTGCCAGCGAGCATTGTCAACCGATCGCTTTAGATTCAAAACAGTCTGCTTAATTTCAGGAGCGACCCATTTAAACTGAGGCAGTCCGGTATTGACTTGCAGCAGTTGCTTAACGTGGGAGCAACCAAATGAGCTCAAGGCTTTCATCTCAAAGCTACCCGCGCCAAGGATTGGCGAATTATGGGCATTGCCTGTCATAATTTTTACCATCTCATCTTTTTCAGCCAATGATTTTTTCTCAGCTTCCACAAGCTGAGTTTCCATCGTGCTGATTCGTGCGAGCAATTCCTGCATTTCCTTATCCATCGTCTTTACTCCTGATCGTCATTTATAAATTAAGAGCACTAAGCCTTTGAGACAAATTTTCTACATAGCGATTAATCACTGTCAAAGATTTCGCAGAATCAGCAGGCATGGGAACCTCAGATACCATTGCTTGTGGTTCTGGTGGTAATTGCAAACCTTGCTTGGGCTGACCGTTCGATGATTCTAGTTGACTGCTTATAGTCTGCAACAAATTAACCACTAAGCCAAGTAGAACATTAGTTTGCTCTGCCTGCTGTTTGTATGGATTCGTATCTGTCTCTGCTGCTGCCATCGGTTTTACTGGTACAGAAGATTCTGCTGGAGGAGCTGCCATGGGAACAGCCATCGCATCCTTAATCGTTATAAGTTTGAGTTTGGCTAGGCTCTTAATCGTTATATGTTTAGCTTGGGTATCGCTGCTTGAAGTCGAGCGAAGATGGTAGCAATAGAGTGCAAAGCTGAATTTAACTTCACCCAAAGCAGCTATTGATAGTTCAACACAAGATTTCCAAAGTTCTGGATCTGTAACCCAGTCTGGAACGTATTCTTCACCCTGCTCAAGCACGGCATCTCTATCAGCTTCATATGCTGCTCGCACGGCTTGCATCTCTTCTACCGAAAGCTCAGACGATCCATCAGCAGGAGGAGGATTAGAGTCAGCAGCTTCGGAGGCAGCAGGATCGCCAGGAGCAGCAGGATCATCAGCAGGAACATTATCTTGGACAGCTTTGACATTGATTCCAAACGTCTTGTTGACTAGGTCAAAAAATTCTTGTTTCCATTCCATGTCGCCCGATGTAAGACCTTCGACTATATCGGCGGGAATACTTGCTTCTCTAGTTAGGATATCTTGAGCCGATGATATCAAGATATTCTTTTTCTTCAGTTCTTCGCGGAATCTTAGCGCAGCTCCAGCATGTTTCATTGTCAGATACTCCGTGATTATTTCGTTGCAAGTCTCATTCTTTAAATACTTCTTGGACATGATGAATAGAGAATCAGCGTTAGCTGGAACCGAGACAACGGATACCTCGAATAGCTCTGCGTCCGTTATCTCAACAGATCCATCATTCAGCCTTTTAGAGTCCCTAGTTTTGAACCCTACAGAAAATTGGTTCAAGATCCCCTCTTCGATCAAGTCTCGAATCTTGGTAATCTCTGGATCATTTGAACCGCTTATTCTGGCCTTAATATATAGCCCATCGCTTCTGACTTCAACTTTAACCGGCTTGCCTATGGGCTTATGCTGATCATGGTTGAACAGGATAACCCCGGCTTTGTTAAAGCTCTCTAGCTTCCAGGCTTTAGGACCGATGATTTCTCTGACTCTATCAAGGGTCGCCATGTTAGCGTAACCCTCGATATACATTGAATCATCTTTCAGCTTTTTCACTTTTAAACAGAGTTTGTCTTTCCAGAATTCCTGGTCAAGATTAAGTGCTTCCATGTTCATCCCCTTGGTTTAAATCCTAATCGAGCCAAATCTTTTTTCGATACTGCTATGAGCGTGCAACGGCAATTTATTACTTCGTGCGCAGGCCCGCCAGCTTCTCTTGGATAAGAAAGTCCGTTTGCAAATGTTCTGTCATATGGGATTGGATCGCCTGCAATATCCCAGTGATCGGCTTTGCTATCGGCATATAAACCGTTTGGATTCCCCCTAACTCTCTCATCATTAGCATTGACCCAAACCTTATAAAGATCTGGCAATACCTTAGAAGCATCCCGCATAGCTGCTGCCTGACCAATGCTATTTGCTGTCAATACTTCAGTTCTAGCGATAGTATCGGCCCGGCCTAGGCTTACCTTAGCCACGTCCTTAATATCTGTTCCGATATCCGCTACGCTTTTATTGTTTTCTATTCCTGTTTTGATTGTATCGAAGACCTTTCCTATCGTGGTCTGCGATAGAAAATCGTAAGACTGTTCAGCTCGTTTGAATAAATCTTTGCGTCTGTCTTTGTAGTTTTCGTCTTTGAGTACTGCTATCTCTTCCTGATTAGGTGACCCGAACGGCATACTAAGGATAGCGTCGTAACCCATGTCAACTTCGGCATCCAAGACCTTTACATATTTTTCTTTGTACTTTGACCTCTGCTTTTGGAATGCCCTGGCTATATCCTTTTTTAGTTTTTCTTCGTTTGTTATTTCCACCGTTTTAGTGATAAGCATATCTTTCGCTAGGGCTGCTGCTGTAGCGTATTGGTCTACAATCATATCCAGAAAAAGCTCTTTGATTGGCTCCTCCCTTGGATTAGCTTTTTCTAAAGCCTTGCCCTCCCGTTTATCCCACCAAGATTTTCCCTCCTCTTTTATGAACTTGCCAAACTGCATAAGGTTTTGACTCTTATAGTCTAATTCGACTTCTGAGCTGGTATTATCAACCGGGCTTGGGGCTTCGATAGCGGGAGGTATTTGCTGTTGCTGCTGCTCATTTTGGATCAAACTGTTGAGCTGTTGAGGAGGATATGGGCTACCAAATTGTTGTTGGCTCTGTTTTGCTGGTGTTATATCGCCACCTGCAAGCGGGTCCAGCTTCCAAACCTTTTTCCTTACTTCATTTAGTGTCATTGTCGAAAGCATAGACGTTGCCAGATCTGACTTGGTCTTAAGATCTTCCTGCAGCTCTGGTACTTGACTGTAATCCTTCTTGATGATGTATCCATCACCCAAATAAGGCTTGTAAGCCAAGGTCATCGTTTGGGCTAATAGATTGCCAAGGCTCATCAGCGTACCAGTCCAGAAACTTTTCATAGCCTCACGATACTGATCCGATCCAAGACCGCTGCCAGTATCCTGGATTGATAAAATCTCTTTCGGAACACCCAGGAGATTGATAATAGTCTCTCTGTTGTTCTTGCAGTGATCCAGCAATTGCATATCGCTAATGGTATGCGGAAATATCTCGGCTGTTGAGCCGTTGGGTAGAACCATGAACCGTCGCTGGTTATTCCTGCCAGAGTTGTGCTTTTCCAGACTGTTCTGTAAATCCTCACGCTGCTTCGGGCTGGTGCCTTCGCCCGTACTGATAACCATGCCGGGCTGTGCGCCCTTCCTGAAGAAGTTGTTCAGGTACTCGCTCGAGTAGCGGTTGAACAAGATTGGCGATTGACCAGGGACCAGGGGACTA